ACGATCATGTAACAGTATTACCTTTAGCAAACTTTAGAATTTTAATCACTAAACCTGCGTTAGATAACCAGGGTAATTTGGCTGGTATGGAAGATTACATAGTAGCCGTAGTAACAAAGTTAGCAGCGTCAGCGCTGACACTTAATATATCAAGCATTTCAGCTCCAGCAATCGTAAGCGCTCAAAGTGGCGATTTATTGGTGTCTGAAATAACAGTATCAATCCTAACGAGCTGGAGTTAATTATGAGCAAAGAAGAAGATTTAGCCTTTCTAATTAAGACAGGCCAAATAAAGGAAGCACCAAAAGAAAAAGTACAACCTAAAAAGGAAGAGGAATAACAGTGGCAATATACTTAAACAATAACGTAGGCATCAAGCTAGCGACCAACGCTGCGCCTACTACACCATCGGTTGACATTAGCGACCTAGTATCTAGCGCTGTTATCAACCAAATCGTAGATGAGCTAGAGATTACTGCGATGGGTGACACTGCCCACCGCTACGTAGCAGGTCTACAATCAGGCACATTTACAATCGACTTCATGAACGACTGGGCAACATCTGAGGTAAGCCAGACTCTTAATGAGGCATTTGGCAAAACTCTAGCTGTATCAGTAATTACAGTTAAGGGCACTACAGTTTCAGCTGCTAACCCTACTTACCAGTTCTCAATCTTAGTAAATAACCTAACACCAATTGGATCAGCTGGAGTAGCCGAAATTGCTACATCTAGCATCACCTTTACTGTAAACTCCGTAATCACAGTATCGCCATCAGTGGCGTTCTAATTAAGGAGTAACAATGGCAAAGCTAAAGATAACAAGGGCTAATGGTGAAGTATCTGAGCACAAGATAACACCAGGTGTCGAGTACGCTTTCGAGTTGAAGTATGGCGCAGGAATTTCTAAGATGTTGCGTGAGCATGAACAGCAAACCCATATATTTTACCTTGCCTGGGAGTGCTTACGCAGATCTGGCGCACAAGTGCCTTTATTTAATGCAGAGTTTATAGACAGTCTAGAAACTGTCGAGGTATTAGACGAAGAAAAAAAATAACACAGCGGGATTCTATCCTTTACGGCATCGCACAGATGGCTATAGAAACTGGGATTCCGCCTAGCGAGTTTATTAATATGGACTCGGAAATGTATCAAGCAATAGTTAAAGTATTGGTTGATAGAGCTAAGGAGATTAAAAATGCCAGCCGAGGTCGTAGGCGTTAAAGAGGTCATGAAAGGCCTTAGCTTTATCGATGAAGATCTTTATGCTCGCATTAAAACTGCTATTAATCCATTAATGCGCCAGGTAGAAGCTACTGCTAAAGGTTATGTACCTGCTAATACAGAAGTATTATCTGGTTGGTCTAAACCAATATCTTCAAATGTAGATTACCGACCATTTCCAAAATACGATGCAAATATAGTTAAAGGTGGAATTGGTTACAAAGAAGGTCAAAATAAAAAATTCAAAAATGGATTTCAAGTAGAGAATTATGTTTACAATGTGAGTGCAGCTGGTCGTATTTATGAAACCGCAGGCAGATTAAATCCACAGGGTAGGGCGCCATTTACATCTATTAATCCTGGTGGTGGCACATTAGCCTTTAAACAATCTGGTAGTGCTAAAAGTAGAAGCAGATCAACTAGAGCATATAACTCTAATAATCCATTTGCAGGATACCAGTTTGTTACTGACTTACCAGAACTCACTAAACAGCCAAAGATTAAAGATGTCAGAAGTGCTGGCCGTAAAGGATCAGGCCGATTAATTTACAAGGCTTGGGCTAAAGATAGTCCTGCAATTTATGATGCTATTTTGAATGCAATTAAATCAGGTGCTGATTATTTTAATGACAAAACAGAATTAAAGAAGGTGGCATAGTGGCCAATGTAGTCGTATCCGCACTCGCTACCTGGAATGGTAAGGCGCTTAAAAAAGCCCAGCAAGATGTAAACGTATTTGAAAAACGTGTAAAAAGTTTTGCACGTACCTTTGGCGTTGCCTTTAGTGGTGCCGCATTAGTAGCATTTAGCAAAAAAGCCATTAAAGCATTTGCCGCAGATGAAATGGCCGCTAAATCATTACAGTTGCAATTAGAAAATACTGGTAATGCATTTAGAGTCACAGAGGTAGAAGATTACATAAAAGGCTTAGAAAAAACTTACGCAATACTTACAGACTTACGCAAGCCATTTCAAACATTTTTAAACCTTACTAGATCAGTTGCATTATCACAGCGAACACTAGAAGCTGCGTTAAATATAAGTGCTGGCACTGGTGAAAGTTTAGATACTGTAGTAGGTGCTTTAGCGGCAGGTATTAGAGGCAAAACTAAAGCAATTGAAAATTTAAACACTGGTATAGATGCAAACATAATTAAAACTGGCGACATGAACAAGATTATGGCCGCACTTGAAGAAAGATTCAAGGGCCAGGCAGCGGCTAGATTAGATACTTATGCAGGTAAGATGGATGTGCTTAAAAAAGGCGCAGATGAAGCCACTAAATCTATTGGTCGAGGTTTAGTAGATGCATTAGAGATTTTAAGCAAAGATAGTTCTGTCGCTAGCCTTGCTACAGATTTTGAAAACTTAGGCGACAATATAGCTTATGCTATAAGAGAGATAGCCAAATTAACTAAAGGCTTTACCGATCTAGTAAGTAATCCTACATTCAAAGCTGGTTTATTAGCTGTAGCCATAGCTAGTAAAAGCCCTAAAGCTGTGGCGGCTGCATTTACTATTGTTGGTGGAAGTGCTGCACTTGGTGCAGCCACAAGTCGTAGAACATTAAGCCCAGAAGAAAATAGTGCTATTGCCAAAGCACGTATTCTCAATAGAAGATTAGAAGCTAGAATAATTGCTTTATCTACTGGTAAACGTAAAGAAGAGTATGAAGTATTAAAGAAAAAAACTGAATTAGACAAACTAAAAGAAAAGTTTGATTTAGAATTAATTGGCTTACAGAAAGCACGTAATGAAGCCACAGATGAAGAAACCAAGAAACGATTAGATGGTTTAATTGCTATTGCCAAAAATGACGAAGCACTAGGCAAAAAAGCATTAGCAGAGTTAGAAGCAGCGGAAGCCGCTAAAAGATTAGCTAGGGCTTATGATGATGCATTAACAGCTGTTAGGTCAATGAATGCTAGAATACAAGCGTTTTTAGAAGATATGGCTAAAAAAGGTTATTCTACTGGTAGCGATAAGTTGCCTAACATTACTTATGATATGGCATTATCTTCAGTGAGATCAACCAACACAAAAATACAAGATTTTATAGATAAACTTGATTCATCTTCTAATACGAGTGTAAGCAGCGTTGCCTCCGCAACCAATGGCGTATTTGATCCAGGTGGATTCAGGCAAGGCGAGAGTAGAGATTTAACCATTACAGTAGATACAGCTGCTACAGGCGATAGGTTTGCAGCATTAATAGCAGAGAGTTTACAGATAGCCCAGAAGTCTGGCGTATCGTATGGTATCGCTGGCGGTTTGTAATGACAGTACCTGTAGTAAATGCTTTTATAAACTTTAGCACTGGGCCATCATTCGCTCAGGCTATGATATTAGATCAAGGCATATTAGGCACAAATATATTAGGCGATAGTGCATCTATTATTGTCGATGTATCTAATCAAATAAACAGAATTGAAACCAAGCGAGGCCGTAACGCTTTAATCGATCAATTTCAAACTGGCACTCTTACCTTGCGCATAGTCGATCAGAATGGTGACTTTAACCCACAGAACCCAAGCTCGCCGTATTTTTCTGTTTTAACACCTATGAAAAAGGTGCAGATTACTGCTACATATAACAGCGTTACGTATCCTATATTTTCAGGATTTATCACAAGCTACGTTACTACTTATCCTAGAGAAGCAGAAGATGTAGCCTATACAACTATACAAGCTGTAGATGCTTTTAGACTTGCTTACAATGCACAGATAAGCACTGTTACTGCTGCTACCGCTGGTGATCTATCAGGCACACGTATTAACCAGATATTAGATGAAATTGACTGGCCAGCGACTATGCGTGATGTCGATGCAGGTTTAACTACATTACAGGCAGATCCTGGCACAAATAGAACTGCATTACAGGCCATGACTACTGTGTCAGAATCAGAGTATGGCGCACTATATGTAGATGAAAGCGGATCGTTTGTATTTCAAGATAGAGCGGTCACAGCTGGATCTATTGGTGGCACACCCACAGTATTTAATGATGATGGCACAGGTATTCCTTACGCAGATGCTCAGTGGATCTTAAACGATGTGCTTATATTTAATAAGGCTACAATTACTAGAGCTGGTGGTAGCCCACAGGTGGCATTAAACCAAGCATCTATAGATAAATACTTTTTGCATAGTTATTTCTTAGACAATCTGCTTATGCAGTCAGATGCAGTAGCCCTAGATTATGCCCAGGCTTACGTAGCTAGCAGGCAAGAAACCTCGATCCGAGTAGACAATATAACCCTAGATCTATACACACCTAACTACAATAGCGGTGTAATTGCAGCTCTAAATCTAGACTTTTTTGATCCAATTACAGTTAGCACCACCCAGCCAGGTGGCAGCATACTTACTAAGACTCTACAGATTTTTGGGGTTGCCATGAATATAACCCCGAATAGTTGGAAAACCACATTCACGACACTAGAGCCCGTTATAGATGCATTTATCCTAAATAATAGCATTTATGGCACTTTAGACTATAATGTCCTAAGTTACTAAGGAGTAGAGATGGCAGCAGGTTTAGGGTTTAAGGATTTTACTACAGGCGAGGTATTAACCGCAGCCGATGTAGATGGCTATTTAATGCAGGGTATCTGGGTATTTGCCAGTGCCGCAGCTAGAGATGCAGCTGTTACATCACCACAAGAAGGTAACTTTGCTTTCTTAAAAGATACAAATACAACAACTTATTACACTGGATCAGCCTGGACTAACTTAGATACAACAGGCATGGTCAATCCTATGACCACTACTGGCGATATGATTTATTCTTCAAGTGGATCAACACCAGCAAGACTTGGATTAGGCACTGCTAATCAGCAATTACGTGTGAATGCTGGCGCAACTGCCCCTGAATGGTTTACACCTGCTGCTGGCGGCGGCGGCAAAGTATTACAAGTAGTAAATGCCACGTACTCAACAATTGCAACAAGTACAAGTGCTACATTTGCCGATACTGGTTTGACTGCATCTATTACACCATCATCTGCAACAAGTAAAGTATTAGTATTTGCAAATATAAATGGTAATCAAAGAGATGGTGGCTCAACTGGCGATATGTATGTTAAATTAAAATTACTTAGAGGAGCGACCGATTTAATTGAATTTGAAAATAGACAAGGAATTTTCTCTTCAGCAACAACTTTAGGAACTGGCGGAACTGGCACAACTTATTTAGATTCACCAAGTACAACTTCCTCAACAACCTATAAAGTTCAATTTGCTAGAGGTGATGGCAACGGAAATATCAGAGTTCAAAGCGATACTAGCACTTCAACAATTACTTTGATGGAAATAGGAGCATAATATGGCAATAGGTGGAGATGTATTATTTATGCTATGCCCAAATGCAGAATGGGTAATTTATGGCGATAATTATGAGGATATTAATTGGTTTGGTAAAGAGCCAGCCGTAACTAAAAAACAATTTGCAGATGGTTTTACAAAATGGGATGCTTGGAAAGCAGAACAAGATAAAATTAAAGCAGAGCAAAAACAAACCATTTTAGATCGAATTGGTTTAACTGCTGAAGAATTAAAAACCATACTAGGCTAATGAAACCCTGGCTATGTGCAGCTGGTGTGCAGTTAAGAGATCAAATTGATACCTGGTATCCAGATCGCCGCTCTACCAGTGATGGGTGGATTGGTGATGCTCGTCATAGCGCCACCAAATCGGATCATAATCCAGACAAATCTGGGGTCGTCAGAGCCATTGATATTGATTCTCGCCTGGATTCATCCGAGCAGATCTCAATATATTTGGCTGACCAAATCAGAGTCTGTGCGAAAACCGATAAGCGTATATCTTACGTAATCCATAATGGCTTTATAGCATCAAGAGTATTTGGTTTTAAGTGGCGTAGGTATCGTGGGATTAACCCACATAAAAAGCACATCCATATTAGCTTTACTAAAGCAGGCGACAAAGACGGCAAAGAGTTTGATATACCACTACTAGGGGGAAAAATATGAAAATAACAAAGAAGCAGAAGGCCATACTAAAATCCTATGCACGTGGAGTATTAGTATCTTTCTTAACATTTTTAGCAAGTAATGAATTAGGTTTAGATCCAGCACTGTCTGTAGTAGTTGCAGCTTTGGCAGGACCAGCAGCTAGGGCTTTAGACAAATCCGATAATGCTTATGGCATCGGTGCTAATGAAAAATGAGTCCAACAGAATGGGCCGGCTTTGGCGCTGGCGTTATGGCCGTGCTATCAGGCGGGCTAATCGGATTACGTTTCTTAGTTAAAGGTTGGTTAAACGAACTACGACCTAATGGTGGATCTAGTATGAAAGATCAGCTAACTAGATTAGAACAGCGTGTCGATGATCTCTTCACTATCATAAGTAAGCGATAATAACAATATGGCTACTAAGCGTAAACCTAAAAAGAAAATGGTGCGTAAGCGCCGTACTACTAAAGAGCCTGTATTAACCAAGTTAGATTATTGGGCTATTGCAGCTAATGAGGTTTACAAAGCCTGCCGTAAAAATGGCATGGATGAATCTACAGCTTTAGCATTTGCTATGGATCGATCAAGTTATCCAGATTGGATAGTAGATACAACAGATCCTATAAGAGATCCCCTAGACGATTATGAGGAAGACGATTAAGCGTTGGCTAATAATCAGCGATTTACAAGTACCATATCATCATGAGCAAGCAGTTAAAAATGTTATTAAGTTGGCAAGACGTGAGAAGTTTGATGAGGTTTTATGTGTTGGTGATGAGATCGATTTTCAAACCATTAGCCGATGGGCTGAGAAAACACCTTTGGCTTATCAGCAGACTATTCACCAGGATCGTGAAGAGTGTAAGCAAATACTGTGGGATCTCGGAGAGTACAGCCGAGAGATGCACATTATCCGCAGTAATCATAGTGATCGCCTATATAACACTTTATTAAAAACACCTGGCTTAATTAGCTTGCCAGAGCTGCAATACCCTAAGTTTATGGGCTTTGCTGAGATGGGCATGACCTACCATAAGACAGCTTATGAATTTCACCCTGGCTGGGTTTTATGCCATGGCGATGAGGGTAGCATGAGCCAGCATGCGGGGATTACTTCATTAAATTTAGCCAAAAAGTATGGCAAATCGGTAATTGCGGGGCATAGCCACAGGTTGGGCATGAGTGCCTATTCAGAGGCCATAGGAAGCCATTACAGGCCTTTATATGGGGTTGAGGTAGGTAACCTTATGAATCGACAGAAAGCCTCTTATTTGCGCTATTCTGCCGCAAATTGGCAGATGGGCTTTGCTATACTAGAAGCCACAGGTAAAAGCCTAACCCCTACCCTAATACCTGTAAACAAAGATGGCTCATTTACAGCGCTTGGCAGGCATTACAGCTAATAACGTTATCAAATCGTTATCAAATAACAGCCCTAAATCATCCACAAAGTCATACACAGATGTAACACTATTGCTATGCCACAAAGCGTGAGCATAGAAAGTAGGGCTACATGTACACAGAGCTTAAAGACTTTGGGTATCTAATTATGTGGGGAGTAGTCGCAGGGTTATTACTTACCTGGGCTATTGGCACATATATAGAAAACATCAAAACTATACATTACTGGCGAGGCCGTAAAGATGGCTGGGATATGCATAGAAGGATGGTCGATAACGATGTCCACAACAACTGAGAAACTATTTGCAGATGCAGTCACACTCATACATGAAAGAG